GTTTTCCATGTTTTATAGACCGTTAAAGCTCGCGAAGGTAACTGTATCGGTGCTTCCGTTGCCTACGTCAATAGCGCCCTGCAACTGACCTAACATTTCATTGAGGCGACCTAAGTCGGCACGAGACACGCTTTTACCGTTCAGCGAGTAGCTCTGATTGAGCAAGCAAGCCTCGATTGCGGAGACCACTTTGGTTTTTAACGCGAGCAAAGTCGCTTGCTCAATACCGATGAAAGGATTGTCGAGTGCCATGCAATAACGCACGGCGTGTCAAATTAGACAGATACTGTTGATGGTGTGAATCGAACGATGCCAGCAATGGTCGCCATGCAGAGCATCGCCGCGCTCGTATCCAGACCGTGATTCGGTGCATTACTTTTGACCTCTCTCCATTCCCAGACGCCTGTCCTGATCTCGATCTTTGACTCGCCGCGCAGATGTTCTAGGTAAAGCGGATTAACATCGTCCGGCAATTCCCAGCGCAGGTCGCCTTTACCTTCCAGCGCGATCTGTAAAACGTCCTTAAAATAATCACCCGACCAGTCATAGTAATAAACGTCGCCGCCTCGATAGTCGCTGATCCGAGGCTCGGAGTGAGGGAAGTTAATCAGCGTCCCGCTGTTCTCGTCGCGCATCGTCCAAGTCTTGCGACCGTGACCACGCATCCCGCGCCAGCCGAACTCAGCGCAATCACGGTCAACCTCTGCTGGTCGATAGCCCCGATCTTGCGTCGTGCAAGCATCCGCGACCTTGTAGCGCATTTGCAGCGCACGCAGTTGATCGCGTGTCTCGACCCGACCGAAGTAAAGCTGCCGGTAACGTGGGCCGGTTGACGAACTGAACGCCCCGATCTCAGCCCACCAGTGATCCTGCTGACGGTCGATTGCCATGAAACGGATGGTTTCGTTTTCGACCGGCTGACCCTGCGCGTAATCCTCGACCTTGTAACCACTTGACTTGATCAGGATGTTCACCGCCTTGCGCTCAACAATCCACGGACGTGCCTCGCGCTTGGTTCTAAACTCAATCTTCATACGCTCGTCACCGTTGCGAAGGTAATTGTTTTCAGCCTCGCAGAACTCCTCGACCAGAAACTGCATCGGTCGCGTGACCAGCGCCTCGATCCTAAAGCTCACGACCTCCTTCGGTGCGTCCTTACGCTGCGAAATGTAATGACCTGTATTGCGCCAGTGCGCTCTGGTCATGTCCGTGTCTGGCTGTTCGTGACCGCAGTTGATGCAACGGAACCGAGCCGAGTCTGCCGCCTTTTTGACATCCCAAGTCTCGTCATCGCGCTGCGCCGTGCGATCCCAGACCACCCCGCCTCGTCGACCGTCCTTCACCAGCGGAGGCTGATCGAAGATAATCGGATGCGGTTGCTTGCACTCTGGGCAAAGCGCGTGCCACTCCTGCTGGTTGCCTGTGCGGTAACTCACGTCCTCGACGTTGCCAGTCTCCGCATCCATGACCGGCGCTTGTGACACGTTGTAAATCTTGGAACGTCCGACCTCCTCAAATTTACTGACGCGAGCGATCGCGTGACCATATACCTCCTGCCACTTCGGTAACCAAATCTCGTCGTTGACCTTGTAACGGATCGACTGCGATTGCTGCGTCGAAAGGTTCGCGGTGTTCATCGTGAGAAAGAAACCACCAAAATAAATGTCGGTCGTCGTTCGCATCGGGCCAACTCGCGGAAGCAATCTTGCGACCGGCTTGCACCTTTCGAGCAATGGATTGAGTCGCGACTTGGCGTGCTTCTCGATCATCTCGTCGGTCTGCATCGTCCACGAGATCGGCCCTGCGTCGTTCGCGATCAACCACGGTATCCAGATGTCAGCAACCAGCGTGCCGCCGATCTGCACCGCTTTTCGGAAATGGACTCGCCGAATTAGCGGGTCTTGCAGCGCGTCGAAGATCGGAATCAACCACGGCGTGATCCGCACGTTGAATGGGCCAGCGGTTGCGTAGGACTCCGGCAGGATGATGTGACGCTTCGCCCAGTCGTAGATCGTCGAACTGTCGCGCTCCGAAAATATATAATGAGAGAGCAGCGCCGTTTGTTTTTTATAGCTCAAGGAAATAAATGTAGTGAGCGTCGATGCGTTTGCTCAAGCCAAAAAAAAGCCCACCAATTAAGGTGAGCTTGGTTTGAATTATTATCTGTCTGTGATTATTTAATCAACTGCGATAACGAACCTATCCATTGACTTGGAATATACCACGCATCCGGCGCTTCGCTACCTCCAAAGCAAATGCCTCCGCTACCATCTATGAATGCTTTCGGGTCATCGAGAACTGTCGTCATTGCGACTCGATCTGTTTTCTTCGCTCCTACTTTTCGTAATTTCTCGGCAGCTTCTTTTATGGTATCGGCCTTAGCCCAATAGCCATAATAACCACCAGTCTGAAGTATATACGTTACTGATTGCGATTTCATTTATTTTTGATCGGTTCAGAGTTAATTCTCTTAGCGATAAAAATACTATACACTATCTATATAAAAAGTAAAGATAATAATTATATAGAGGGTATCACTCGTCATCGTTTAAGTCGCCATCTTGTATGGTTTCCTTGATCGCCTCTGTCTCAAAGTTTGCGATGTTGTTTGCCAGCACCTCCCGAATCTCGTCGTGCATCAGACGACCTTCCGCGCAAATCTCAGCCGCGTTCTTGCCAAGGAAACGCTGGCCGGATTCGACCTCAAGTTTGAGCCGCAGCAGCATATCCATTTTATGCGCCAGCGTTTTCAGCATCGCTCGGACGACCTCGGTTTCGACTACCTCTGCACGTTCGCGTGCGATCTTGAGATCACGAATCTCGATGTCGCGGCGCATCATTTGCGCTTTGAGTTCGGCGAGGGTGTTGTTCGACTTATCGCGTCCGACCAAGTTCTCGTCACGAAACTTCAACCACGCGCCGATGTTCTCCTGCTTGCCATCTGGATGCCGCGCCGGAGCCGTATCGGGAAAGCGTGCGCGTGCTTCGTAAATACCTTTCCGCGAAAGCGTGATTGCTTTGCTGAGTGCAGTTAAGTCCTTCGCCCAAACGCCATCGAGCGACGTGTCCGGCTGCGCTTGATATTCCGAAAGCGCCTTACGCTCGGAGCCAGTCAGCGTCTTGCCAGCCTTGAGCTTTGCCGCAATGTTGGCGACGTTGGCGCGTGCTAGGATTTCTGCGGGAGATTGCGGAGTGTCGGTCATGCTTTTTTATTAGCCGCGTCTAAAATTTTTGGCACGGCATTATTCCAACTAATTCTATGATGAATCCTGCGAATCCTTCGTGAAGTCTTTGAAGCAGGAACTGTGACCTTGGCGAAGGATGGACAGATCATCGTTGTATAAAAACTTTTCACATAAGTTCCACTCGCAAGATAAGCGTCTGACATTCCCCCGCTCGTAGCTTGAGTCAGAGCTTGATCTAATTGAATTTGCGGAACAGATAAAAAGATTCTGCCTCGTTTTCCAGTATCGAGGTATGTGTTAACATCTTCATTAAGACGGCTAAAGAACCAAAAGCGGCGTGTGGTTTTGCAAAAAAAAGAGTTCATGGCTTTACGCTTTCTAAATGGAAATCCACGTTTTTCCATATCTTGACACCCACCAATGCAATCGCCGCCTTGAATAAAACATATTGAATCAATGCGTTGATCTGTTTCCAGAAACTGAATCATCAAAGAAAATATCACATTCAAATTTGTGATTTGTCGTCTCTCAAATAAACCATTTTTATAATATATATTGCGAAAACCAGTGTAATCATCATCTAGCACTAAAAAATAATCGTAGCCTTTTTCGGCTGCAAAATCAAAACAAGCATTGCGAGCGTGTGTCGTTGTCCTGCGGTTTTGGAAATTATCGCACGAATCGACGAGCGAGGCATAATGCAACTTATCGAACACTAAGACCATTTCAGCGCCGTGATTCTTTTGATAATGTTCGAGCGTCTTGTCCTCGTTATCGCAGACAATAAAAATTGGACCTTTATAACCGCATCGACGTAGCGTGCCAAGCGTTACGATCTTATCAGGTCGCCCATGCGATATAATAAAAATGCAAAATGGCTTACTCTGCGTCGTCGTCATCGGCTTTTGTTTCTCCTTCGCCTTGCAATGCGCTTACAATTTCCGTTTTAAATTTTAAGTATCCAAGCTGCATCGCTTTATTAAAATCGATGATCACGAGGGCTGAGTCTTCCATAAGCGATTGCGTTTCTTTGTCCGCGTGACAATAAAACTCAGCGATCTTGCCATAATCGAAAACAATATGCCGTGAAGCTGCTTTTTTTAAGAATGCTTTGATTTCTTGAGGAGCGTTCGATGCTTCGATCTTCGATAAAAAATCTTCGGCCTTGGTTACATCCAGAAGCTCATTTATAGGTGGCTTCTCTCCTTTCGGTGTATAAATAGGAGCATCAACCTTTTGCGTGTAATCATCGCTAGGCGGTTCTGGAATTAAATCATCGAGATCGGTCTTTTCAAAGCCAAGGTCGTTGAGGTCTTGCCCCGCGGCTGCTAGCGATTTTAAGACATCTGCGAGCTTATCATCCCACTCTGCAAGCTCCGCGCTGCGGTTATCCGCAATCGCGAACGCTGTTGCTTCCACGCCACTTAGTTCAGTTCGCACCGCTGCAATTTCCGTCCAACCAAGTTCTTGCGCCGCAGTCATTGTTCCATTTCCAGCGATTACAATTCCCTTCACGTCCACGACGATCGGTTTCTGCTGACCGAATTTGCGCAGGCTCGCTTTGATCGCGTCGAGGTTTTTGCGGTCGTGTTTTCGCACGTTGGCTGGGTCGAGCGAAAGGTCGGCTATCTTTAGTTTTTCAGTAATCATTAAAAATAAAGTCCTAAGTGTCGTGGTTTTAAAGTGTTACTTTAGTGAGTTTGTAAATACCCAAAAAATGTTGTTAGGTATCTCAACCCCCGCCTTTTGTTTTGCCGTGGAAGCCTACTTACCCCCACCCCTGTCCACACGCCGTTTAAGCCCCTTTTTAGGCGATTTAAGAAAAGTGCGAGGCTCGACACGCTAGAACACTTTAAGGGGTCTTGAATGCTCACGCCTTGCCCTCGCTGATCGACCTAAGTTGGTCTGCTGACGACATCTTGTCCTCGTGATGCTCGCTCATTTTCCGATACTCGGTCAGCAAGGCGGCCAACTCAGGAAACATAAACGCTATTTTCTTCACCTCTCGGCTGAACTCCCAGTGCAGTTGCTGCCTCGTTATGCCGCGATCCTCAGTCATGCGCTCGTATGATTCCATCACACTCCTCGTCTGCCCTGATCCTATCTGGGTCGCCAACCGATAAGCGACTGGCGATAGGTCGGCCAGCGTTGCTAAGCGTCGGCAAAGATCAGCACCCGAATCCAACTTGATCTCGTCGAGTTCGATCAGCCTCTCAAAGACTTCGCTCTGCAATTTAGCCGAGTCGCTTGCGCCATCGTAAGTCATGCGTGCGGTCGGCACGCTGTTGATCGTGTAGGTGATCAAATTAGTCCGTGAGTTGGATCGTAAATCAGCTTCTTGAGATCATCGCTGATCTCGATGTCATCCATGCCGGTCAGCGCCAACTGCCCCATCGTGTCGCGCTGCTGAATCATCAAGATCACCGCCTTCACGCGCTTAACGCGCTCGCTATATTCTTTCACCACCATCTTGCGCTGCACCTCCAATGTCGTGATCGCTCGATTCGCTTTGCTAACGAATCTAAGCGCGTTCAATTCCTTCAACTCGCTATCGTGTTTAGTTTCCATGTTTTGTTTTTCTGTGGTCTGCCAGCCTTGATCGACGACGTAAGTCGCTGATGCTTTTTCCAAGCGTGCTGGCTGATGTTTTTTGGTTTGGTTTCTTGTTTCACAAAGTTGCTGAGTATCGCTCGATGAGCATCATGCCGTTGTTTCGGTTCGTCGTGTAAACCAAGCGCCATTCGGAATGCGCCGTGAGCCAGTCCGTGATCGCTTGCACGATTCCCATGCCGCCATCCTCGCCGCGTTCACCGAACGTATGCGTGTCGTGGAATCCAATCCACTTGCGCGCTCGATCTCCGTGCAGTCGCAACTCTTGCGTGACCTGCGCGTAGGTGTGCAGCGTGTCGATGAACAAAAAATCCGTTTCATCAATCGCAGGAATATCGAGCGTGCTTGCGTGCGTGAATTTCCAATCAACAGTCGTATTCGGTGCAAAAGCGTTATGCACGCCATGCGGATCATTCAGATCGTAACTTCTCAGCGTCGCGTTTTTATTCTGCTCAAGCGCGTTGAGAAAAGCTACGGTGCTGTGACCTGTTCGCACACCGAATTCCGTAACCTGATCGCACTGCGTTGCAAGAAATCCAAGCACCGGCAGATGCTCTGCGATATCGCTTTTCGATTCGCACAAACGTAAAAACAATTCATTGAACTTTCTTTGCATCTATTTGCCTTTTGCTCGACGCGATAATCATTTGCAATCTTTTTTTACAACGGTGACCACCGCCGCGTGCGTTGCGTGCGTTGATTCGCCCCGCGATGAGGTCGCGGATGATCTTGTGGACGCCCTCGCGCCAGCGCGTGCGTGGATAAAACTGCTGCCAAATGTATTTCGCTTGGCGCGTTAGCGGAACGTGATGCCAAGGATCGTGCGTCACCGCGTTCATGTCTCCGGCCTCGCGCCGTTCTTCGGGAGGTTGTCTAGGGATAAGCGTTTGAGAATCGTTCATGCTGAGACCCTCCCTTGGATTAAACGCTGCGCCTCGATAGGCAATTCAGCCCACGTCATCGCCTCTTTCTCGCCACCTGCGGAATAAACGCTGTCGGGATATTCGCAATCCAAGACTTGCTTCCAGCCTACGATCTCGGTCGATCTAGCTGCTGGCGATGGCCGGAACGTCGAGACGAACGAACTTGTCATCGGCTTCTCGACCTTGTTGAGCCAGTTAAGGCAGAAGCGCCGCGAGAACTTACGCCGCCGAGTCTCAGCCCAGAGCCTAGCCTTCGCGATCTCGCGTGCTACGTCGATGCCGCTGAACGCTGGGTCGGTCGTCAACGAGCCTAGCCAAATCGAATCGACAGCCGAAGCGGTCGACGGCTTGGCCGGCGATTCCGCGTTACCGTTTTCCCCATACCCCTTTCTCTTCTCCTTCTCCTTCTCCTTCTCCTTCCGTTGGGTCTCCACCCCCAAGTGAAACGCATTTGACTTGGGTTCCACCCCCAAGTGAACGTCATTTGACTTGGCACCATTGGTTTTTGCAGCGTCGATTTTGACCTGAGTTTTAGCGCGTCCACCGCGTGCAGAAGCCTCGCGCCTGTCTCGGACTTCTCTTTCCTTATCAACAGGATAGTTCCAGACCAGAAGGTCGTCGCCGTCCCAATGCAACAGCGGTGATGCCTTGTTTATTTCCTCGACCGTTACGCCGCAGGTTTGCTGCCATTGCCTGTCGCGCCACATTTCGCAATTACGGATGCGACCACCGTTTTCCTGTTCCGCGCAATAAACAATCACGTTTAGCCAAGTTGCGCGTGCGATCGGTTCGCAGCCTACATATTCTTCGGCGCGGATGAATTTAGTCTCAAGGTTTAGCCAGTTCATTTCGACCTCCGCTTACATCCGATTACTCGGAGCAGATCAGACCATAGTTTTGTAAGTATTATTTTCATGTATTTATTTCCATTCTTCGATTTCGACGTAAGCCGCCGAGTCACACTTGCTCCAATCCTTCACCACGAATAACCGAACAACCTGCGAATCATCGTGCCAGACTTTGCCGCATCGCGTGACTCGGTCGAATATCAATTTACAGAGGTTGTCGCCATCCGGCTTACTGACTTTTTCGATAGGCGCTTTACTATTCAGTTCGCCATTTTTCTTATAGTGCGATTTCGGACGCTTGAAAAAGAAAAACATCTCCACGCCGAATCCAAGCGAACTAGGCGCGGCATCTTTTGCGATTGCTTTTTTTAGCGCAGCATCCACCGCCGCCTTCCAAACATCTGCCGTGTCGCTGTCATACATTCTCGCTGAGTATTTATTCCCGAACTTCATCGCATACGCTCTTGCACGCGGTTGTGCCTTTGGTTCTCCGTATATTACTAATTTAATCATTTCTGTAATCTCCTTAACATGAGATGCTCGATCTCTTCGGTAGTGATATACGCCTTGACGTATTTCTTGATCAGGCGCGAGTGAATTACTTTGTCGCAAACGCCGAGTGCAAACGCGATCTCTCGCGGTGCGTGGAAGCGGTCGAGCCGTGCGTATATTTCCGCATCGACCTGCTGCTGCTGGATTCTGTTTCGTTTAGGTTTTTTCATTTGAGTTCAAAGATTGCTACTGGTCTGCCGTGCGATTCGCTCCGGCTTGAGTTTGAGTATCCGACCTTGCGCCAGAGCTTGCGAAGGAACACCGCGCCCATCACTCGCGGGTCGACCTCGACCGGCGGTGGACAAACGCGGCGCACGTCGTTGATCGTAACCGTGCCGCCGTTGCAGCCGATGGTGTATGCTGCCGAGCGAGCTTGTTCTAGCCACTCGGTGCGAGTTGCTTCATAAAGCGGAAGCACGCTTTGTTCGAATATGGTGGCGCTCATTTGCCGCCCTCCTTATTCATCCCATACCACTTCGGCAACTTGATTTCGATCAAACCCTCGTCGATATTCGGCCAACTGTTCTCCGAGTATGATTTGCGGAGACGAATTAAGTCCTCGATCGTCTCATCCTGTCCGCGACCGATTGCCTCATCCGTGAGCTTGTAGACCGCTACCCCGAACGGTTCGCACTTCTCGACGGCGACGAAGAAGAAGTCGAACACCGGCTGCTGCGTGATCTCGGTGATCAGCGGCAGATAGAATCCAGCTTGCCTATGGTAGCCGTAACCAAAGCACGCCTTCTCGAAGTTGCGGAACGCATCGCTGTCTAAGCTCTCGACCGTCTTGAGATCGACGACGTAGGGTCTCCCCATTGAGAACTCGCAGCCGGTCTCGTTGTAGTAATCCGTGCGACATTGCAAAGCGACGAGCGCATTGTTCTGCGGCACGCGCCACGTCTGCTCGGCCTTGCCTCCGCTGAGTAGGATCGCCGCGAGCTTATGCTCGTTGATCGCCGAATACATCTTGTCGCAGTCGCCCATATCCTCGACACTCAGGATAGTCTTGCCAGCGTGCTGTGCCTCGAACGCGGCGAACTCGATCTTACCTTCTTTGGTTCTGCGGTCGATGTCCGGCTTGGTGATGTATCGCCATCCGAACTGATCTTGCTCTAGCACCGCGCAATGCAGTGCGGAGCCGATCTTGTTCGCGGAGGTTGCCTCTGGAGCCGGAACCGTTCCGCTGATGTAACGGCGATAATACATTTGAGGGCGGCGACGGTAGCACTCTAGTTTCGAGTGACTGACGGCGCGATGCGCGTGATATTCTTGGATCGTCTCGCTCATTTGGTTTCCTCCACGTCTGGCAGACCGAGCTTGCTTTGCAGCGGGTCAATCTCCTCTGCGCTCTCGTCCTTGTAGCGCACCGACCAACCGATCTTCACGCTGATCTCTGGCGCGGTCGAGAGCGTGTCGAACTCGATGGCGAGCGTCACCTTTGCTTTCGGCTCCGAGAGCGTATCGTCGTCGACGAATGAATCCTCGGCGCTCTTGCAGATCGAGCGGAAGTGTTTCTCTAGCAACTCGCGAACCTGCGCGATGATGCTTTCAATAATTGCGTAACGTTTAATTTCGTTGTCGTTTTTCATTTGGAAGCCTCCTCGTTTACCGCCGCGCTAAGACCGCCAGCGACCTTCTCGCTTAATGGCGTGACGTTGCGCTCGACCGGAATGTCACGCGCCTCCTCAACCGTGCGTAGTCCTTTAAGCACGTCACCGAATTGATCTCGGAGGATGAACCCTCGCGCTCTGAATTTTAGCATCCGTCGCGGGTAATCTGTCCAAGGCCCAGACTTACCCCAGAGCTTCGCGCTCTTGGCGTCGGCGACCGTGAACGTCTCGCTCGCGGCGTCGAAGCCGTTACGTTGAACGGTCACCGTCCAGCCTTGCGAGTCTTTACCGGCCTCGCCGATCTCCGTCTCGGAGTAGCTTACTAGCTGACCGCTGGCGCGAACGAGGGCGAGCGCAGCGTCACCGTAGATCGCGGGTCGACCGTTGATCACCGCCGTGTTTTGCAACGCGCTCATCGGCGTCATGCCTAACTCCATGCCGAGTTGAATTGCGATCAGCACGCTCTCCGGCTTTTCCATGCCTCGCGGAGCGAAGCCAGAAGCCACAACCGCATTCGCGAATCTGTAAGCCTCGTCAAGCGAGGCGAGTTGAACGCCCTGACCGCCGAAGGCGATCGGAGCTTTGATAAGAGCAGTCGGTTTAACCGCTGCGACATCTACTGTTTCACTTTTAACGTCTACGATACTCATGTTAGTTGATCCTGTTTTGTTTTCGTTGTTTCCCTTGCGTCTGAAATATGGCGCAAGGGTTTTTTGTTTACCAAATTATTAGAACGGAACCGACTCGTTGAATTCTGCATCGAGTTGCGCCTCGGTCGGCGCGGTAGGTTTGGGTTGCGCCTCAAACAAGTTAGCCTTGAGCGTCCCGCGACGCTCGTGCCAGAGCAACCGCGCTGCGTTGCGAAGGTTCACGTCAGCTTCTCGGGGAGGAAATGGTTTCCCATTGTTCCCGATGCGAGGCTCAGGCTCCAGACAATACCAGCCGAGCGATTTCTCGGTGAGCTTGCCAATCTCCACACCGGCATTTTTACCGAAGTGAACCGTGACCAGTTCGGGCTGGTCGATGGCAAACGTAGGCTGTGGAATATCTTCTCCAGTCTTTCCTGTAAGCGTGCGCGATGCGGCAGGAGCCGGAGTCGTCGAGCGAGTTGCGGTAAGCGCCTCGCGAATTAATTTAAGCTCATTGAGGAGCGTCTGATATTGTTCGTCGGTGATGTTCATTTTATATCGTAGGAAATTGTGTCAAGGAATTCTCCAATCCAATGTTTCGGAACGCTGAACCATTTGCCGTGAAGCGGATTGAAATAATAGTCCGTAGATTCTATGATTGGTCGGTTAAATAATCCTAATTTCATTTCTTCAGCACGCGCAGAACCTTCTGCGAGTATTTTAGGGTTGCTGGTTTAAGATGACCGCGAGGGCCACCGTTGTGAATTCGTGCGAGGGTCGCAACGTCGCCAGCGTCCCACGCTGCAGGCGCGTAGCGTTGCATATACGCGGTGACGACCTTCTTGGAGTATTCCAGATCAGCGCACCGCGAGTAGTCGCCAGCGACCCGCGAGTCGGCGTGATAGGCGCGGTGAATCTGAAGTGGGCCGAGGGCTTTGCCGTTGTCGCCCTTGATGGCTCCGAGCGCCCCGCCTGTCTCGACTTGATGGAGCGCGGCGAAGAAGGATGAAGGAGGCGCGGCGTGCGAGGTGATCACGAGCGCCGTGAATAGTATGAAAGTTTTCATAAGATGGATTTGTTTTTAGCGTTGAGGCGGTCAACAGTTGCGGCTAGGCGCATAAGTTCATCGGTTGCGCCTTGGCTTCCATTAGCGGCGGCGGCAATAAGCGCGGGCATGAGACCGCTCCATGTAGGAGTGAGGTCAAAGTATTGAGTTGCGTGAATGTATGGGCGAGGAGCAGAAGAACCGAGCGCCCAATGCGTGTCGTTTGTTTTCATGGTATGAATTTTGTTTTTGTTTGTTTGTGCGGGGAAGAATTTATTATGGTTGGAACCTTAGTGGGTTAGTCGTGCCAGATCGGCCGCGAGCCAAATGCAAAGTGGTTATCGGTGGCGCTGACCGTAAACATCGCCGTGAAAGTAACTGCATCGCCTTTGTTTTCGTGGCAGGTCACCCAAACTTTATTGAAGTCGGTCAACTGGATGAGAGCCTTGCGGGTGTTACCGAAACGGCCCTCGATTACTTTGGTTCCAAGAACAGTTCCAGAAACTTTTACGCGGCCTGACGGCGCTGGGGTCGTCGGCGTTGGCTCGTTTGCCGCCGCTGTAGCCTCTTCTGCGATCTGGTTTTTAATTTTATACATCAGCTCGACCTGCTTCTCGGACAAGCTGCCGTATTGACGCAGACGGTAGACTAGATCGCGTGCGATGCTATGATCGGATGCACCTGCCCACGCTACGATCTCCGCGTGCTGCGGGTTGCGTGTGATCCACGATGCCAAACGACGCTTGCACTCGCCGCGCTCTGCGAGGGCGACTGACATTTTGCTGAACGCACCGTCGGCCATACCGAGCAGCTTGGTCGCGCAGTCGCGTCCGATCCAATAGCCAGTTAGGGTCGGCTTGTGAACGACCGTGCAAGCGTGCTTGAGCCGCGTGGAGCCGCAGCAGTCGCAGCGAAACTTAAAAGGCGCGAACGTAGCCGCGTCGTGCAACTCAGGGTTTATGATCTCGACCTCGGCCTCGACCGTAGGCTGACCGTCGTTGTCCTGTCCAGTCGCGTCACCGTGAGTCATCGAGACGTGAATCAGGCTCGTGACCACCAGATCATCGACTGGTATGGATTTTATGGTTTCGATTTTCATGTTCGTAAGCTGCGGTCGCGGTTAATTCCGCTGGCGCTGCGGTCTCCCGCCGATTGCTCGGCAGGAGGGAGCAGAGTCAGTTAATATCTTGCGCTAGAATTATCCTCATAATCCATGCGGCGTTCATCTTCATTGAAGCGTTCGTTGTTTCGCACGAACCGCGCACCGCTCTTGATTAGTTCCCGCTCGATCTCCTCGATTTTTTGCCAGAGAACAAAAGCGGAGGCATCGTTAAGGTCTTGCTCGTTCTGCTCCTCGCGGGTGTCGCAAGGCTCAGGAATTTCTCTGAACAGCATCGCAGCCTCGGCGGCGAGTTCGTCGAGGCGCTGCTCGTTATCAGACGAGAGTTGATCCTCGGTAGCGTCGTCGAGAAATGTCCATCCGTTTTGATAGTTCATTAGTAGCCCTCCCCAATGGTGACGATGACGTATTCCCTTTTATTCTCAAGGCTGTATGGAATGCCGTGAGCGTTCAGTGAGCGCAAAAGCTCGCAGAGGCTGTCGGCCTCGTGTTTCAATAAATCGAATTTCAATGTTTTCATTTAGTTTGGGATTTTGTCTCAGGGTTAATTCCCTGCGACGTGACGATCAAAACCGATCCCCAAATTAGTTAAAGATTATACGCTAACTATTTTTCCTGCCTTGCTCTAGTCTTTAATTATCAAAGACTTACGAAAACACCAAAGTTACCATGTGGGCGCGAAGTTACGATCAAAACCTTACACAAAACTAATTACATCACCCCGACAGCGTCAGGTCTGCGCTCTGGCAATCGATCGTCGCGCCGCTGACAGTTCGGTATGCCTTGATCGTATAACTGTATGAGACGTTCGCCGTCAGCCCCGTGTCAGCAAAATTTAAATTCTCGTTCGCAGAAGTTTCATACGCCGACAAATTAAAATTCGGAAAAAGTTTTATCACCGTCGAGTCGCGGAAAATTCTCACGGTCACGCCTGTGTCTGCGACTGCGTCTAAGTTTTCCATGACGACATTTGCTACGACTAACACGACGGTGTTGACGGGAGTTTTCGAGAGCGTGACGACCGTGGATTGACCGCCAGCATTTAGACCGATGGTGCTGAACGATCCGCTGACCGAGGTAACCGCAGCCCCATTCGTGCCGTTAGTTCCGTTCGTGCCATTCGTGCCGTTCGTGCCGTTTGCACCATCCTCGACGAGCTTTGTTACCGCAGCCCACTCGCCACTCGTGATCGTGTCGGTCGCGCTTGTGCTGCTGGCTGTTGCGATTGTGACCCAGCACGGATTGCCGTTCGTGCTAGGAATATATTGTGTCCACGAACCGAGCGTGCCGGATAATACGCCTGTGCTGAAAGTATAGGTGAGCGTCGAACTCGGAACGGCTGGTGACGATGCCGAACGCTGGTAAATGAAAACGCTCGCGACGTTCAGACCCGCCGCACCGTTCGTGCCGTTCGTGCCGTTGGTTCCCGCAGCGCCGTTCTCCGCAAGAATTACCGCGCTAGCCCACTCTGCTGCTGCAATGCTATCAGTCGCGCTCGTGCTGGATGCCGTTGCTGTTACTACCCACAGCGGATTCGTTCCTGATGGAATCGTTTGTGACCACGAGCCAAGCGACCCGCTTAGAACGCCAGTCGAGAAAGTAAAGGTGGTTGTATTAGCTGGCTGCGACGGCGTAGAAGCTGAGCGTTGATAAAGGTAAACCACGGCGACGTTTGCACCGTTCGATCCCGCCGCACTCGCTTGCGCTGATGCCGCAGTCGATGCCGCTGAAAGATTGCCGAGCGAATCTTCGGCCTTCACCCAATAAAAATAAGTCGTGGACGCGGTGACTGATGCATCATTGCGACCGCTTGCGAAGCCACTCCAAATCGTCGCCGAGGTCGCAAATGTGTTCGTGGTGTTCCGGTATAGATAATACGTCGCAAGATTCGGCTCGGTGTTGTCGTCCCAGTCGAGT